AAGCCAAAGAGATTGAAGAAAGCCGTACAGGGGCAACCTCCGAAGCCAGAGGTTAAAGAGACAGTAGTAGAGTCTCTGCCGATAGAAGAGTCACGGAATATAATCTTCAAGCCGAATGAAGGTCCTCAAACAGCTTTTCTTGCAGCAAATGAAAGAGAAGTTTTGTATGGTGGTTCAGCAGGAGGTGGCAAGTCTTACGCAATGTTGGCTGATCCTTTGCGTTATATGGGACATCCTTCTTTCAGTGGCTTACTCTTGCGTCACACCACAGAAGAGTTACGAGAACTTATATTTAAAAGTCAAGAACTCTACCCTAAAATATGGAAGGGTATCAAGTGGTCAGAACGAAAGATGCAGTGGGTTGCTCCATCAGGGGCAAGACTGTGGATGTCTTACCTCGACAGAGATGATGATGTTTTACGATATCAAGGACTAGCATTTAGTTGGATTGGTTTTGACGAACTTACACAGTGGGGAACACCATTCGCTTGGAACTACATGAGATCACGTTTACGATCCACATCTCCTGACCTGCCAGTGTATATGAGAGCTACAACAAATCCCGGAGGGCGTGGACACCACTGGGTAAAGAAGATGTTTATTGACCCTTCACCGTATAATATTTCATTCAACGCCACCGACATTGAGTCAGGGGAAGAACTCAAGTATCCAGCAGGACATCAAAGAGCAGGACAGCCACTATTTAAACGTAGGTTTATACCTGCTAGACTTACAGATAACCCTTATCTCTCAACTCAGGGCGATTATGAAGCAATGCTTCTATCCCTTCCTGAACAGCAAAGAAGACAACTATTGGAAGGCGATTGGGATATTAAAGAAGGAGCAGCTTTCACCGAGTTTGATCGCAACATACATGTGGTTGAGCCTTTTCGTATACCTAGCAATTGGGTTAAATTTAGGGCATGTGACTATGGGTATGGAAGTCATTCTGCCGTTGTATGGTTTGCTGTTAGCCCATCAGAACAGTTAGTAGTGTATAGAGAGTTGTACGTATCAAAAGTATTAGCTACAGACTTAGCAGACATGATACTAGATGCAGAAGCTGAGGATGGCAATATAAAGTATGGAGTGTTGGACAGTTCTCTCTGGCACAAACGAGGTGACACAGGACCAAGCCTAGCAGAACAAATGATTATGAAAGGCTGTAGGTTCAGACCTTCTGATAGAAGTCGAGGAAGCAGGGTATCAGGTAAAAATGAAATACATAGACGTTTACAAGTTGATGAATTTACAGAAGAGCCACGCTTGATTTTTTTTAGCACATGCACTAACACTATTTCGCAACTACCTGCGATACCACTTGATAAAAAAAATCCTGAAGATATAGACACAAACTCAGAAGATCACTTGTATGATGCTTTAAGATATGGTATAATGTCAAGACCAAGGTTCAGTATATTTGACTATGACCCTGCAAACAGACACACAAACAGTATGCCTGTAGCAGACGCAACATTTGGATATTAATATGGCAGAAGATAATATAAACGAAGAAGTTTTCATGGACGATTCTACGATAGCTGTAGAAGACACAGAGGTAGGAAGTGAAGACGATTACAATAGCTCAAACATTATACCCTTCATAATGTATCGCTACAAGAAAGCCGAAGACTACAGAGAACAAGATGAACGGAGATGGTTAAAAGCCTACAGAAATTATAGAGGTTTATACGGTTCTGATGTACAGTTTACAGAAGCAGAGAAGTCACGAGTATTTATTAAGGTAACAAAAACTAAAACACTTGCGGCATATGGACAGATAGTTGATGTGTTGTTTGCTAATAATAAGTTTCCTCTTACGGTAGACCCAACGGAACTACCAGAGGGTGTGGTATCCAATGTAAGCTTTGATCCAAAAGAACCAGAAGAGATACGAGAAAGATTAGACGAGCTAGAAAATCCTTACGGCTTTGCAGGGGACGGTAAAGATCTACCTGCAGGAGCTACTAAAGAAAGCTTAATGGAGAAGCTAGGACCTTTAGAGGGTAAGCTTGACGATGTGGATAATCTACGTGAGGGTGTGGGCAAGACACCAACAGCTATTACATTTAGTCCTGCAATGGTTGCTGCAAAAAATATGCAAAAGCAGATACACGATCAGTTGGAAGAGTCAAACGCAAACAAGCATCTACGAAGCACAGCATTTGAAATGGCTCTGTTCGGTACAGGTGTAATGAAAGGACCTTTTGCAATCGACAAAGAGTATCCTAACTGGGATGAGGAGGGCGAATACTCACCAATATTTAAAACAGTGCCACAAGTTTCACATGTATCAGTGTGGAACTTCTTCCCTGATCCAGACGCAAACAACATGGACGAAGCACAGTATGTGATAGAAAGACACAAGATGTCACGATCACAGCTACGTGCGTTGAAGAAAAGACCTCACTTTAGAGGACAGATTATTGACGAAGCTATTGCACTAGGTGAGAACTACAACAAAGAATACTGGGAAGACGATCTATCAGACTACTCCCCTGAACACGCTATTGCACGATACGAAGTGCTAGAGTATTGGGGCATGGTAGATACAGAGATGTTAAAAGAACATGGAGTAGACATACCTGAAGAGATAGCAGATCACGATGAGATACAGGCAAACATCTGGATATGCAACAGTAAAGTTCTACGAATGGTGCTTAATCCATTCAAACCTGCAAAGATACCATACATGGCTGCCCCTTACGAACTTAACCCATATAGCTTCTTTGGTGTTGGTATTGCAGAGAACATGGACGATACACAGACATTGATGAATGGTTTTATGCGTATGGCTGTTGACAATGCTGTGATGTCTGGCAATCTGTTGATAGAGATAGATGAAACTAACCTAGTTCCCGGACAGGATCTGAGTGTATATCCGGGAAAAATATTTAGAAGACAAGGCGGCGCACCGGGACAAGCCATTTTTGGTACAAAATTTCCAAATGTAGCCAACGAGAACATGCAACTGTTTGACAAAGCCAGAGTGCTTGCAGACGAAAGCACAGGACTGCCCAGCTTTTCTCACGGACAAACTGGTGTTATGGGTGTGGGGCGTACAGCGTCAGGTATATCCATGCTGATGAACGCAGCAAGTGGTGGCATCAAGAATGTCATAAAGAATGTAGACGACTATTTACTTAGGCCGTTAGGCGAAGGACTGTTTAGATTTAACATGCAGTTTAACTTTGACAACAAAATGTTGAAGGGAGACTTAGAAGTTAAAGCTCGTGGAACAGAAAGCTTGATGGCAAACGAAGTGCGTAGCCAAAGACTTATGCAGTTCTTGCAAGTGGCAAGCAACCAAGCACTTGCACCTTTTGCAAAGTTTCAATACGTAATACGAGAGATTGCCAAGTCGCTTGACTTAGACCCAGAGAAAGTGACGAACAACATGGACGAAGCTGCATTGCAAGCAGAGATCATGAAAAAATTCCAACAGCAACAGCCACAACAGCCGACAGCACCTGCAGGGGCAAATCCCCAAGATCCAACTGGAGCAGGTGGTGCGACTATAGGAACAGGGCAAGTACCGTTGCCACAGGAACAAGGATTTACAGGAAATGAACAACAACCTCAACAGCCAAGTCAACAACCTACAGGACAAGCTACTCAGCAAGCTCAAGCCCTTGGTGAACAACAAGGACCAATGGGACAGCTTCAGTGATTACGTTAATTATCTTATAGCACAGAACCATGCAGTTATGGAGCAAACAAGTGATCTCGTTATGCTTCACAGATCGCAGGGTGCTATTATGATGCTCAAAAGACTACGACAACTTAGGGACTCTGTAAACAACACAGGAAAGTAAAATGCCACTGTTTAATAAAGGTAGAAAAGTTCTTACGGATAACTCTATGATGAAATCCTTAATGGATATTCAAGAAAAGTTGATGCAAGAAAAAATATCTAAGCGTCAAAAAGATCCGTCTTTAACATATAAACTGTTAGATATAGATGTGCCTGTAGAACAAACTGTTACAGCAGTTAAGCCTACTGGTAGAGGTGCAGAAAAAAAGATTGTTCCAGATGACCCTAAGAAGAATATATTTAGGTTAAAGGAAGAAGTAGAAGAACCCTTGAATCCTAGCCTTAAAAGAGCTATGGGCAAAGATAAAGAAGATCCTGAGTTAAAGGGTGCTAGAGATATTATGCCAGCACCTGCAAAGTTTTTTACTCCTGAATCAAGATCCTACAAAGCAGGTTTAGCAAAAGGATTAGAAAAATCAGGAGTTGAGTTAGATTTAGATTTTGGAAACTATGTGCAGTTTGGAGGTGGTCCTCCTAAAGATGTTTCAGGAGAAACATTTCAAAACTTATTTATTAGTCCAAGACTATCGTATAAAAAAAGCACAGAGAAAGGTGCAGGACCTGTGCAAAACAAAGCACAGTCTACAGGCAACATATACGAGGGAAAAGCTTTAACGGATGATGATTTAAGACAAAACTACAAAACAAATACAGGAGAAAAGAAAGCTCCTTCAAAAGCACAAATTAATTTATTACAACCTGAAAAATTTAAAATACGTGTGGGAGAAAGTTTTGGAACACTAGATCACCCAATAGTAACTGTTGAGCAAGGACCTAAACATTTTTATTCTTTTGACATGCAGGTTGTAGGACCTGTAATCATGCAAAAGATTAAAAAAGATGTTCAACCTAATTTAAGACCCTCTACAATAGGAAAGATTAATTTAGGTGATGTTGTAGGCGAAATACAAATTGGAAAAAAGACGCATCCTATATATAACAAAATAGAGATAGATTCAACAGACAGTATGCCACAGGATATGCAACCTGTGCCAAAGTTTCACAAAGGTGGTGATGCTTTTCACGCAAAAGATGATACTCCCCACACACATTATATAAACGAAGATGGTGTGCTGTCCTATATTGATAAACCTAATTTACCCAAATCTTCAACAGACTTTGGAAATGTAGAATTTGAATCAGAGGTAGTTCCTAGTTTTTATACAACAGCTTTAGGTAGACTTGGTTTTAAACCAGACATAGATGTTTTAAGTAGAGTGGATGCGTTTACAACTGGCTTATCTAATAGAACACTAGCTGATGCAGACGGTGGAATAAGAATTGCAGGTAATCCTCCAATGGGAGCATATTATCCTAATAAAGATAAACTTGTAGCTGTTCAAAGTCCAGTTCTTAATAAAAGGGTTAAAGATAGATTTGAAATAACAAATCCCTATGAAGCCGAAGAACCCAACCCAGAAGCTAAGACAGCTTATATGCTTACAAAAGAAAATCCTGTTATAGAGCATGAGTCTATACATAGAGGTACAGAAATATTAGCTGACTATTACAAAGATAAAAAAGACTACATAGAAAAAAAGTATGGTCCTAACACAGTCACTGTTTTGTACACACTTATGGATACAAATAAATTTCGTCAGTTGGGAGTTGAAGCTATCTCTGAGATGGTTGATGCTGTCCGTTCTGGAGCATCTGATCCTGCATCTACATACATCAATCGTATGATGAAAGAAGAAAAAAATTTTTTAAATGACATGCGTGATACGGAAATGGAACAGCGTGAGTATTTAAGAAATATATTTAATATTATAGTTGATGAACTTCCTAATTTAGAAGAATTAGCAAAAGAAAGATTGTACGATAGAAATCCTAAAGGAGGACCTACAAGAGATGCTCGTGGTTTAGCTGAAGGTAGTTTAGACAAAAACTTTTATGAAAATTTAAAAGTACAAAAAAAAGAAGAAGCTCCTAAAGAAGAGCCATCTTTTCTAGATAAACAGGTAGAAAAATTTAAAGACTACTTAGACAAAAGAAAAAAAAGAAAAGCTGGAGAAAAAATGCCAGCAGAATTTAATCAAGGAGGAACGGCTATGAAAGATCAAATGCAAATGGCTTTTATGAATGAAGGTGGCATGAAAGATGATGGTGGCGAAACAGAACCAACATCAGGCAACAAAGTTCCTTCTGGATCACTAAAAGAAGAAGTAGCAGATGATATACCTGCAATGTTAAGCGAGGGAGAGTTTGTGTTCCCTGCAGATGTTGTGCGATACATCGGCCTTGAAACATTGATGAAGATGCGTCAAGATGCCAAGCAAGGTTTAAAGATGATGGAAAAGATGGGACAGCTAGGTAATCCAGAGGAAGCAGAACTACCAGATGATATTCCATTTGGCATGGCAGATCTAGTTGTTGTGTCAGGCGAGATGAAAAAAGAAGATGACGAGAAAGAAGAAAAAGCTGAAGGTGGTGCAGTTGGCCTAGCAAATGGTGGTGGGTTATTTGATGATCCCAGATTCCAAACAGCTACTACAGGACAGCCTGATCCAACAGTGTACACGCCAGAAGAAGCACAAGAAATAAAAGGTGCATTAGGTCAGCCTATGCAACCGTCTGACATTCAAATAAAAAAGATAATAAATCCTAACAACCCTGATGACTTCATGATGTGGCAATTTGATAAAGAGGGCAATCCTATGTACCCACTACCTGAAGGATACGTTGTAGATGATACACCAATAGAAGATTCATATTCTAATATAATATCAAGAAGAGAGCAGCCGACAGAGTCCGATTCTGGTGATTCTGATCGTATGGCTGATTCACGAGATTCAACAGGAATGACGTTGCCTAAAGAAAGTGATTTTGTTGACAGCGACCAGTATAAAAAAGGACAGTATGCTCTGTTTAGTAGAGGTAAACCTATAAGACTACAAGAAACTACGCTTGATAATTTATCTATGGAATACGAAAGAATTAAAGAGCTAGACGGTATGGAAAAATTAACATTCCAAGATTATTATAATTTACCTAGCTACGATAAAGCTAGATTTTCTTTAGGTATGACATTGGGCAGAGAACCAACGGCAACTGAAATTAATGCTGCTATACAACAAGCAAAGAAAAGCCCAACAGGATTACTAAGTTTTCTAAATCCAGTAGTAGGAGCAATTAAATCATTCTTGAGTCCTGATGCTTCTGGAGGATTTACTGATAAAGAATACAGAAAGCAAAGAGAGAAACGAGATGTGGCTGTTAGAAATCTTACCAACTTAATTGATCCTAGATCACAATCACCCTACGGTGACGCAAAAGGTGTGGTATCAGAAGCAGATTATCAAAAATATAAAAGAGACACTGAATTACAATCACAAGCTATGCTTCCATCAACAGGCAAGGTTGGCAAGGTAGATGATTTCTTATTAGGTGTGCGTAGAGATCCTACAGGAAAGAAACCACCAACAATATTTAAAGGTAACAGGAATCCAGATGGATCGCCTAAATACGAACCTCTTACAACTGATGCGTTGGGCAGAATAGAAAAGAACAGACAAGATGTTGCTAATACGGCTTTAGAAAGACATATGAAAGAAACAGAACAATTTCGTGGGGACATTCTACAAAGGGCAGAAGAGTCGGCAGGTCAAGGTGATTTAGCTACTGTGGCACAAAACGAAGCATTTGATCAACAGATGCGAGAAGCTCAAGATATAGCAAGAGGAACACCTAGAAGTGGTGGAAGTGGTGGAAGTGGAGGATCTTCATCACAATTCGGTGCAAGTAACTTAGGTTATGGACCTTCAATAGGATATGGAGGTGGAGCAGGAGAGAGTTTTGGTCCTACTGGTGGGTTCTACGTAGGTGGTGTAGCTACTAAACCTATGAAACCACAAAGACTGAGGAAAGGTGGTATAGCTTCACCCAAAGCTAAACCAAAGAAAATGAAGAAGGGTGGATTGGCTTCATCACGTAAAAAATAAATCCACAATATGTTGGCTACCTAACTCCCCATCAACATGGCAACAGTTAGCCCTAACGAAAGGTAAAGTAAATGGCAGAATCAAGTGTAATGGTGCAAGACGCTACACCTAAAAAGGTAATGGCGTTGGCATCTCGTAAATATTCAAGAGATGATAAAATTAAAAAAGACGAAGAGGAATTAGAACAACTCATCGCAGAAAATAAAGGAGAGGTAAAGGCAGAAGCTGAAGAGCAAGAGCCTGAACCAACCTCTGCAGAAGAAAAGACCTTTAAGAAAAGATACGGTGATCTACGAAGACACGCTCAACAAAAAGAAGCAGACCTTCAAACGCAGATAGATCAGCTACGTACACAGCTTGATGAGTCTACTAAAAAACAAATCAAACTTCCAAAGACTGACGAGGATATTGAAGCGTGGGCTAGAGAATATCCTGATGTTGCTGGAATCGTGGAAACAATAGCGATCAAAAAATCACGAGAGCAATCAAAAGCTTTGGAAGATAGGATTAAAGAGATAGATGAGATGCAGATTTCTGCCACTAAGGAAAAGGCCGAAGTGGAATTACTAAAACTGCATCCTGATTTTGTAGACATCCGTGAAGACGATGACTTTCATAACTGGGCTGAAGAGCAACCTAAATGGGTACAGCAAGCTCTGTATGAAAATGACAACGATGCAAAGTCTGCAGCTAGAGCCATTGACTTATACAAGTCTGATAGAAATATCGGCAAGAAAAAGTCAACATCTAAAGATGCTGCATTTGCAACAAACACTAAAACATCACGGACTAAACCTCAGACAAACGATGAATCATCATATCTGAAGGAGTCTCAAGTACAAAAAATGTCCTCACAGGAATATGAAAAGCGAGCCGATGAAGTCATGGAAGCTATCCGAACAGGTAAGTTTGTATATGATGTTTCTGGTTCAGCTAGATAAAAAAAGTGTTGACATTTAATAAAATATACATATAACTATGTATAATACTTAAAATGCACACATATAGCCCCTTTTGGATACCTATTGTGTGCATTACATCACAAACGACAATATGGTGAGACTTACCTAATTTAACTAGCCCAGAATGTACATCTGCACCTAGAACTAAATTAGCCCCTAATCAGAATTGTAATTTGTATCTGTGAACCTGAAAAAGTAAGGAGGACTAACTATGGCTTTTTCAACCGCTGCAGGTTACGGCAATTTACCTAATGGTAACTTTTCGCCAGTAATCTATTCCAAACAGGTACAGCTTGCTTTCCGTAAGTCATCTGTTGTGGAAGGTATCACAAACTCTGACTATTTTGGTGAGATTGCTCAGATGGGTGATACTGTTAAAATTATAAAAGAGCCTGAGATTACCGTAAAATCTTATGCTCGTGGTACTACTATCACACCTCAGGACTTGGACGATGAGGACTTTTCTTTAGTCGTTGACAAAGCAAACTACTTTGCATTTAAAGTCGATGACATTGAGGAAGCTCATTCACATGTCAACTTCCAATCTTTAGCTACCGACAGGGCAGCTTACAGACTTTCAGATCAGTACGATCAGGAAGTTTTAGGTTACCTCTCAGGTTACAAGCAGTCAGCATTACACGGCAGACCAAATGCAGTAAACACTACAGCAAGTGGTGACAAAGCTGTTTCGACTGCTGCTTCTAACGAACTGCTTGCAACTATGCAGGTAGACGCTGAAGACTTCAACGGTGGTTCTTCAGGCAACTCTATTGTTGTTCAGCCAAGAGGAATGGGTGACGGTGTTAATACCACTGCTGCACATGCTACACCTCTAGCTGTTATCAACAGAATGGGGCGAAAGCTTGACCAACAACATGTTGATAAAGAGGGAAGATGGCTTGTAATCGACCCAGTCTTTGCTGAATTGCTAAAGGATGAAGATTCCAGAATTATGAATGGTGACTTTGTTTCTTCAAAGGACGAACTCAAAAATGGAATGATCTTCAGCAACTTGCATGGCTTTAAAGTGTTTATGTCAAACAACTTACCTGAAATTGGTGATGGTCCTACAGGAGCAACTGCTACTGGATCAAGCCACTTTGGTGTAATCGTTGCAGGACATAGTTCAGCAGTAGCCACTGCAGAGCAAATCAACAAAACAGAGACATATCGTGACCCTGACAGCTTTGCTGACATTGTCAGAGGTATGCATCTCTATGGACGTAAAATATTACGACCTGAAGCACTTACACGTGCTATATATGTATCTAAATTCTAAGGGAGGTAAATCATGGCTAACATAACTGCACAGTTACATCCTGCTTCTGGAAATTCACAGAGGGGACGTAATCCATACTATGTGGATGTTACTATTGACTTGACAAAAAACAGCATTGCTCCGGGTGATACTATCCAAGCAATTACTGTTCCTGCTAGTACGTTGATATTGGCAGCAGGTTTTCAAGTTACAGAATCTGCAACCATGAATGCATCTACAGATGCTACTGCTGCTCTTGGTTTTACTGGTGGTGATGTCGATGAGTTTGCCGCAGCACTTGATATTGATGGTGCGTCTGATGGTGACTATGCTCCACAAGTTGCAATTGATGGACTTGCTCTATCTACAACTGGTGATACAATTGACTTTGTATTAGCAGGTAGTGGTGCTTCATTTACAGCAGGTAAGCTACGTGCTTTTGCTGTAATGATGGACATCAGCGATCAAGGCGATATGACTGCTGACGAAGTAGGCAGGGATCAACTCGCTTAAAACTACAACTTAGGGGGCAGGTGAAAGCTTGCCCTCTATTTTAACATAAGGAAAGAATAATGGCAGATACAGTCACATCGCAGACAATACTCAATACACCTTACAGATTAGTTATGAAGTTCACAAACGTAAGTGACGGTTCAGGAGAGAGTGCCGTTCAGAAAGTAGATGTAAGTGCATTTACTGCAGGTGAAAAAGGAGCTACATGCACAGGTGTAACAATAGACAGAATACATTTTGTAAATGACGGAATGAAAGTGCAAATACTTTGGGATGCAACTACAGATGTAGAAGCATACAAACTATTAGATACTGAGGGATACTATGATTTCTCACATTTTGGTGGATTGCAAAACAACGCAGGTTCAGGTAAAACAGGTGACATTATGTTTACAACTGTTGGGGCTGCAAACACGGAAACATACAACATCATATTAGATATGACAAAACAATCCTAAAAAGGATATATTGAATGGCATATAATTTTCTTGGCTTAGTAAATGCAATGAACAGAAGGTTGAATGAAGTAGAACTTACTTCATCTAATTTTGCTACAGCTACAGGTTTTTATTCACAAGCTAAAGATGCAGTCAATGCTGCTATTAGATACATAAACCAGTCAGAATACTTTTGGTCTTTTAATCATACCACAAAAGAGCAAACACTAGTTGCTAACACAAGCCGTTATGCTTTTCCCACAGATGCCAAAGTAATTAACTTTAACACATTTCGTATTAAAGAGAATACTACACTAGGCAATTCCACCACACGTCTTACAGAAATTGTATATGAAGATTATTTAGATAGATTTGTACAACAAGAGTATAATACATCTACTGGTCAAGGTGTACCTAAACATGTAGCACAAGCACCTGACTTAAAATATATTATGACACCAGAGCCAGACAAAGCATATGAACTGGTATATGAATATTATACTTTCCCAACAGATTTGTCTGCAGCTACAGATGCTCCAACAATTCCAGAAAGATTTTTGCATGTTATTGTAGATGGCGCAATGCACTATGGTTATCTATTTAGAGGTAACACACAAGATGCGATGGTGATGAAACAAAAATTTGACGAAGGTATTAAATATATGCGTTCACAGCTTATAAATAGAACCCCATATGTAAGGTCATATATGCTTACTGGTAATACAGGTGGAGTAAGTACTGGTTTCAGTTTTAATATTTAAAGGCTAACACAATGGATGCATGGCAAACCTATCCAGTTGAGTTTCGTGGAGGTCTTATAACAAACCTCTCGCCTTTGCAACAAGGTACAAATTCACCGGGAAGTGCAAGAATACTACGTAACTTTGAACCCTCTGTTGAGGGTGGTTACAGACGGATTGAGGGATTTGATAAGTACGATAGTAATATTATTCCTCCATATGGCGCACCAGTAGTACATGGGGCTAGTCAATCTGGAACAACGTTAATAATAGGTGCAATACACACTACACCAGTTGCAGGTGACACTTTAGAAATAGCAGGAGTTAGTGGCACTTATACAATTGCATCTGGTGGTGTTAGTTTTGATGCTACAAATAATAGAGCTACATTAACTCTTTCAACCTCATTAGCAAGCAGTCCTGCAAATGCAGCAGTTGTAACTTTTAAAACGACAACATCTAATTACTTGACTATAGGTGTTGCATCATGGGAAGACAGCGCAATTGTTTGTAAAAATGCTGACATATTTAAAAGTGGTGGTAGTGGCTTTACAAAGATTAACGTACCTGACTACGGCACTCCACTTGTAAATG